TGGCCGGAGACCAACGCGCTCATGCTTAAAAACCGCCGTATCGGTTTGTCCCAAACCGGAGTTGTTCAAGCCTTTAACAAGTTTGGTCGAAGAACCATGTATCAATGGTGCGACAACGCATACGAACATGTCAAGGAACTGGATGAGGAATATTCGGATTGGTTATGTATCCCAAGGTCGGTGCGAACAACTTCCATCAAGCCATCTGGAACAGTATCCCTTTTGAACGGATCAACGCCCGGCATTCACTTTCCGGAAGATGAATATTATATCCGCCGAATTCGCTTCGCGAAGGACTCTCAATTGATTGAACCATTGCGAGAGGCCGGTTATAAAATTGAAGATGATTCTTATTCGCCAAACACTCTTTGCGTTGAGTTTCCCGTCAAGGAACCACACTTTGTGAAAGGCAAGCGAGATGTTTCAATGTGGGAGCAACTTGAGATTGCTGCGCAATACCAACATTATTGGGCGGACAACTCGGTTTCCATCACGGTCACATTTAAACCAGATGAAGCACATCAGATCAAAGATGCTTTGGAGATGTATGAAACCCGACTCAAAGCGGTATCATTTCTTCGCTACGAAGAGACCGGCTATGTTCAGGCACCATACGAACCAATAACAAAGGAACAATACGAGGACATGATAAAAGGTGTTACACCAATCCAGCGTATTGAAACAAATGAAGGTGGAATTGGAAGCAAATTCTGCACAAACGACACTTGTGAGATCTAGGAGGAATAATGAGTATCACACCAGAAAATCGCCACTTGTTGGTTGCCCCCATTGAGGAAGCACCAACAGCAGACAATACAGTACAGCTTCTCATGCCAGACGACTTCAGGCCCCCTCAATCACCCTATGTGGTGTGCGAGGTGCTTGATGTGGCAGCAGATTCGAAGTTTTACAACAGCATGGTAGGTAAAATAGTTATTGAGAGACGAATGCTCCATGAAGTAACTATTGGCCCTGAAACACACTATTTAGTGTTAGAAAACTATGTTTTTGGGAGATTACAATGAAGTTAACAAAAAAAATCATAAAAGAGATGGTTGAGCAAGTTTTGACCGAAGAACAAGAATCTATGCTTCTTGAGTCTCCCGAGACAAACAGAGATGTTCTTGGAGAAGGAACTTCACAATCTGTAATGGACAGAATCAATGTTGGAGCACGTCCAGACAATCCACGACGACTGGCTGAGAAGTTTATTATCATGTCCTCTGATCGAGGAGAAAGATCCGATCAAGAGAACAAGAAAATATACGAGGAAAACTTTCTAAAAGACTTAGAAGGTATGGGATTGCAGTACACTGAACAGCAAGGCTCATGGGAAGAAACAGATGAAAAAACAGGCGAAAAGAGAAGAGTTACTGAACATTCTGTGATCGCTTACAAAGAGGAAAGACCAGACAAAGAACAAACTGATAAGTCTTTGTTCGAAGTTGGCATGGAACTTTCAAAGAAGTATAAACAAGAAGCATTTATTTATGGCCGCATGATTGAAGATCCAAAGGGCGAACCAGAAAGAGAAATAAAAGCATACGATGCTGAAGGTAAGCACCAAAGTTGGGGTGGCCCATGGAAATCAGCAGAGCAAGTCCCAGAAGACGAAGCTTTTTGGTCAAGGGTTCGTGGCGGTAAATCATATCAACTAAAAGAACAGGAAGGTGTCATTGAAGTCGAGGCACCCAACTCTGTCATTGAAGCAATGATGAAGGCATCTCAACACCCCGGCAAGAAAATTAAGTTTGTTCGAGGGAAAAAGTGAAAAGTATCTACTTATACGACGACGAGATCGGGCGAGTAGATTACATTGATCATATGGGTTCAGACCTAACTATTGTAAACTCCGCCCGAGTTTCATTTGGAGTCACCAAGAGTGAACTTGATAACCGAGACAAAAAACTTATCAAATATCTTGTTAAGCATCGTCACACATCAACCTTTGAACACAATGTCGTCACATTTCGCTTCATTGTGCCTATGTTCATTCGCTCTCAGCACATGCGTCATCGCACATGGTCCTATAACGAAATCTCACGAAGATATACAGACAAAGACCTACAATTTTATACGCCTAAAACATTTCGAACGCAACATAAAACCAACCGGCAAGCATCAAACCTTGATAAAATAAATCCTGTCATTGTTCCAGATCTTGCTGATTTTGGTCAAGGATTAACAGCGGCCCAAACTATCAAACAACATGTTACAAAAAGCATGTATCTTTTTGACAAGCTTATGCTTGAAGGAGTGTGTCGTGAGCAAGCGAGGATGGTCTTACCGCAAAATCTTTACACGGAATACTATGGGACTTGCAATCTCAATAACTTGCTTAAATTTGTTAGTCTCCGTTCACATGAAGGTGCGCAGTGGGAAATACAACAAGTTGCCCAAGCCTGTCTTGAAATTAGCCAAGAACTTTGGCCGGAGGCTACATCGGCGTTTAGAAAAAATGACGATAACTAAAATAAAGCCAATTTTTAAGATTGGTGACCTTGTGCATTTGGAGTCTTTCAATCTATACACCGTCTTGGAGGACGGCTCCAAAAAGATTGGAATCATAATCAGCGAAGCACTCTACGATCAATCTTATTCTTATCAGGACTGGATTATGTTTAATGAACCTCTTTATGATGTTCAGTTTGGAAGCGAATTAAAAAGAGCTATACCACAAAGATTTTTAGATAAAGTCTACAAGGAGGAACCATCAGGCTCCAATTCGAAACATTAGTATTAGGACGAACCATCAAGTCTTTATTGTATGCTTACAAAAACGAACTACCTATTATTCTTCACGAACCGGTGAGGCCCAATGATGTTGAGATCGTCAGCGATGACCACAGCTTTGACTTCCTGTTATTTGATAAAGTTCCAACCTATGCCGAAGTGTGGGATCGACTTGTTTTTGTTCTCGGAATGGGAGGCTTGATGGTTGTCCCAGATATGATACAAAATCTTCGTCACGATAGTGATAAAAGAATCGTAACAATTGTAACAAAACAAAGTTCTCGATTTATTGTAGAATATCAAGAGGTTATGAAACTTGACTTAAATGACACGGGCGATGTGTTACTCTATGACTGGTTTGATTTCCGTGCTGGTTCCCAAAATTGCCCCGACATTATCCGTGGAGATGATGACTCTCCCACACGAATGGTTCTCTATCCTTCTCGAAGACAAAAAGTCAAGAAAGGAATGCGGGACATGGTTGCAATTTCAAGGATAAAAGAGACTGACTCTTCGCTCTGGGACTACAGCGAGATGGCTATTCACCACAAGTGTCTTCAGTTGTTTAAGAAATACAATATTAAAGGACCAAGCATTGGTTATACGAAGAAGGGCACCGCTCGCCGTGGTAAGATCAAAATCGAACATGCGTGGAGAGAAATAAAAAAAGAAGTGAACTCACTGTACACAATAGAGGAATTATGCAAAATGAAACAAACAGGAAGTCGGTTGACGAACTTAACGACAAACCTTTTCTCGACCTCCAAAACTTTCACCTCGCAGGAATAATTCCCGTCGCAGGACACAAGCTGGACTTTGGGATGGAGTGGGACGAATGTTTATCTCCCATCTCTCCAAACTACACGCTCATCGAGAACGCAATCTATGAATGTGCATGGGCAGGTTGCGATACGATCTGGGTTGTTATAAATGACGACATGGCTCCTTTGTTGCGACACCGGATCGGTGAGAGGATCCAAGACCCCATCTATGTGACCAACAGATTTGCAACCGCACAAAAGAACTATCAGAAGCACATCCCCATCTTTTATGTCCCTATCCACCCGAAGGACAGAGATAAGAGAGATTGTCTTGCTTGGTCGGTTCTTCATGGTGCGGTTTCGTGTTTAAAGATCTCAGACTTCCTTTCGAAGTGGGTCAAGCCGGACAAATATTATGTTTCGTTCCCATTCTCCGTTTTTAACTCGTTTGATCTCCGAGAACATCGTCGCAAGATTAGGTCAAAAAACAACTTCTATGTAACAAAAAATGGATTGTCGGTTGAAGACAACCTCTACGCTTCATTTACATTTGGAAAGGAAGAATTTGTTAAATATAGGCGAATAATTAGGCAAAAAGGCACCGGAATGTATGATCCTCAAAGCCCGAAAGACGAAAGAGGGATTCACACCGAGCGATTACCCATCGAGGAGCGATATTCTGCCCGACATTTTGATTTACAAGATGTTTTCATCGATCTTGATGTGTCGGAGGACAATTCTGTGGAGCCCTCTTGGTATTACGACATCGGTTCTTGGGAGCAATACTGTGAGTTTCTAGCAACCGAGGAAAGCAAAAAAATTAAAAGGCCAAGCCCGATTGTGATGGGATACAGAGAATTTAACAAAACTGGGCTTGACAATGGCCCTGAATCATGATACTTATAATATATGAGTATTCATGAATTAAAATATAAAAAATTGCTTAACGAACTCAAATTTTACAACGAGGAGTTGGAGTTGATTGAGGAAGGCATACACGATATTCACTTAGGGTTTGAAGGGTATTACAAAGATTTTTTGGAAGAAAAGGGCACATCTAAACAAGAGTTAGAAGACTCATCGCCCAAAACGAAAGTGTATGATGCCTTGCAAGAGCGAATGGAGGCAGCCGCAGGCCCAGCAGAAGCTGACGAAACCGGCTTGGTTGTTCTCGATGAGATGTCCGAGGAAGATCAAGAAGCCAAGAAGGTTTTCGCCAAACTCTACAAAGATATAGTTAAGAAATGTCACCCAGATAGATTGCCCACGGAGGATATGGAATACTTCAACAAGATGAATACAAGATTCAAAGCAGCCACATGGGGATATAATAATGCTAAGTGGTCCATAGTTATTAAAGTAGCACAAGAGCTTGGAATCAAGCCTTCAAACTATAAAAAGATGAATGGTCATCTTCGTCGAGAGGTTGCTGCTGTGCAAAAAAAGATTAAATACCACAAATCAACATTTGGCTGGCGTCTTTTCGAGGCAGAAGAAAAAGAAGCCAAAGATTACATCGTTAACGAATTTATTTATTCACTATTCAGGAGGAGACTATGAGCACTATTGATACAATTTGTATTACTGAGAACACGCATTTTTATGAAGATTTACGAGATAAAGATACTGTGTATATCGAAATTGAAGATATTGGAGAATGCTCATTTGAAATCTGGGCTTCTGAGGATCAAACAACATCTTCTCGCGCCGTTATTAAAATAGATAAGGCCGACTTTGAGAAGATGATTGATGCATATACCACACGATGAGGTTAAAGTAGGAGATCTTGCACGGGTAGAGCAGGGTTCATATTATTGTGAAAATTCACGGGGCTTCGTACTCATTGACTCAGAACAAATTGGTATAATTGTTCACGTTTTTAAGTACGATGAGATAACTTATCCGTGGAAAACATTAGGATACAAGTATTTAGTAGACATTATAATTGGACCACATAAACTTAGAGATATTCCCAATTTTAAAATCCATGGAGTGTAGCACCAATGACCCCTCAGTTTCCTAAAAAATATAGACGAGATAACGAGTACGAAGACCTCTACAACAACTTTGAGCATCTGTTTTGTGATGTCTTTTGGGGCTTCGATGTGGGGCCGGGGTGGTTTAATTATGTGGCTGAATTTGTTGTAAAGCTTGATGTATATACCAAAAAAAACAAATTAGACCCGCAGAAATACAAAATCATGACCGTGAAGAACAAATTTGGTTTCCTGAGAATATATCTTGCAAGCTCTGATTTTTATTTAAATTCATTACTTGGCGAGATTGAATCGATGGCTTCAGAATCTTGTATCGTATGCGGTAAGAAAACAGACGGTATTATGGGATTGTATTCACAAATGTGCGAAGAGCATATAAAAGAGTTTTAAAACCACTTGACAACTAGTCTTGAACATGTTATATTATTATACAATTATGGAGGTTGTATGAGTTACAAGACAGTATCTTTTAAGGGTTCAAAGCGAAAGCTTCTTTTGAATATTGAGAAGCGTGTCAAAGAGATCGAAGCAAAAGAGGTATTCGATGGCTTTTCGGGTACAGGAATTGTCTCAGCACACCTACGATCGCAAGGTTACAAAGTTTATGCAAATGATAAAATGCCGTCATGCAATTTGTTCGCTTCGGTTTTTCTAAACGGCTTTGATATGAGAGCAGTCGCCAAGCACATCGAACATATTAACTGGCTTGCTGGTAATGCTGGATGGATAACATTAAATTATTCGGGCGAGCGAAAGCGCATGATAAAAGGCATAAAGCAGATTGAGTCCCGACCTTTGGGATTCACGAAATCTAATGCTATGAAGCTTGATGTGGCTAGAGATTATGCTGATCTTATTGCCGACGATAAGGATAGAGATGCTGTTATCTTCTCCATTATTCTGGCAATGGATAAAGTGTTCAACAACACCAACGACCAGAAGTCTTGCCTAAAGAATTGGACTCCCGCTGCCTTAAATGATGTGGTGTTCGAGATCCCAACATTGGTTCAAGGCCCAAAGGGCAAAGTTTATAAAGGCGATATTCTCAAGGTCAGGAAGAAAAACTATGATACAGTTTACTTGGATCCTCCGTATACTGCTGGTGTTCTGTATGATACATGTTACCATCTTAACGACAGTGTTGCCATTTGGGACCAACCAGTGTTAGATCAAGATTACGCTATTCCTAGACCAGAAAGAGCAGCCTATAGAAAGCGGAATAAACCCGCAGGGGCATACTATTCAAAGCCGCGAGCAGTTGAGGATTTTACAAAACTATTAACTTCTTTTAACTATAAGAGACTTATCTTATCATACAGTGATGCTCCGAGAAATATCTTGACTTATGAAGAATTAGAGGCCATCTGCAAGCAACAAGGGACGCTATCTATTGATGCAATTGATCACAAAATATGTTCGCAACCAAATAGTCTCAATAAAATCTCAGATAAACTAACAGAATTTCTGTTTATCATCGACAAATAAATCTTGACAGACACAACAAAACATGATACATTACAAACACTTAAGGAGGTAGAATGGAAAGAATACCATTTGTAGGATTACATGCTCACTGCGGAGTGGGCTCACCATTTGATGGCTTCGGCTATCCAGAAGACCACATGGAGTTTGCTTACTCCAACGGATCAAAAGCATTGGCCTTGACCGATCATGGGAACATGAACGGCTTGGCCTATCAAGTTATGCACGCAAAAAAGATGCAAGCACAAGGTAAAGACTTCAAACCAATTTATGGTGTTGAGGCTTACTTCATTCCATCCGTTGATGAGTGGAAAGAGAAACTTGAAGAATACAGAAAAGATAAGAAGCTTGCGAAGCAGATTGATAAAGGCCAATCAGGAACCACGATTGAGAATGAAGGCGCTTCAAAGAGTGTATCAAAGCATGACATTAATCGTCGCCGTCACTTGGTACTTCTGGCTCAGAATCAGACTGGTCTCAACAATCTTTTCAAAATGATTTCCAAGAGTTACACTGGCGACAACTTCTATCGTTATCCTCGCATTGACTTTAACTTGCTTGAGCAATACGGAGAAGGTATCATTGCTGCCTCTGCTTGTCTCGGTGGTGTCTATGCTGGTTGCTACTGGGAGAATCGTGACGAAGGTGACGATGCTGTTCTTGATTGTATGCGAGATATTACACAGCGATTCCAAGACGTTCTTGGGGATCGTTGGTACGCTGAGTTACAATGGAACAACATTCCAGAGCAGCACGAATTGAACAAATACATCATCCAAGTTGCGGATGAAATGGGTGTAAAACTGATCTCTACCTGCGACAGTCACTATCCTAATCCTACCGCTTGGCAGTCTAGAGAACTATATAAAAGACTAGGTTGGCTTGGAAAGAAGCCAGAGTGGGCCGAAATGGAACTGCCTGTTTCCGTTGAAGAAATTGGATATGAACTGTATCCAAAGAATGGTAACCAGATGTGGCAGTCCTATAAGCACTACTCAGAATTATGTGGAGTTACTTACGACGATGACAAAATATTGGCTTCGATTACAGAAACACACGACATCGCTTTCAATCGCATTGAACGATTTTCCCCTGACAACACTGTGCGGTTGCCTGATTTTATCGTTCCTGCTGGGACAGATGCTACAACCTACCTTGGTCAGCTTTCTTTCGAAGGTCTTGTAGGTGTTTTTGAATCTCGTGGTTTAGATCCTAATGGCGGGATGTTTGAGAAGTATAGTCAAAGGCTAAATGAAGAACTTGATGTAATCAATGGTCGTGGCTTTGCGAAGTATTTCCTGACCATGAAAGCGATTGTAGATAAGACCAACGAGGTTCAACTTGCAGGTCCGGGCCGTGGTTCTGCTGCTGGTTCCCTTGTGGCTTATGCTCTCGGCATCACACAAGTTGACCCCATTCAGTATGGTCTTCTGTTCTCTCGCTTCCTTCGCTCGGATGCGAAGGACTATCCGGACATTGACTATGATGTATCTGATCCAATGGTTCTCAAGGAGAAGCTTATCGAAGAGTGGGGCAACGATGTTGTTGTACCTATCTCAAACTGGAACACGCTTCAGTTGAAGTCTCTCATCAAAGACATCTCTCGTCTGTATGAGATCCCATTCTCTGAGGTCAATCCTGTTACATCAAAGATGATTGGTGAAGCAACACCATTAGCCAAGGCCCGTCATGGTATCAAGGCAGGCATCTATACTCCGACTCTCAGTGAGGTTATGGAGTTCTCTGATTCACTTCAGGGATTCTTCCGTAAGTATCCAAAGATTGAGAAGCATTGTCGTGATCTCGCAGGTCAGGTAAAGTCTTGCTCTCGTCATGCCGGTGGCGTTGTGATTGGTGAGTCTCTCAACCAATACATGCCTCTCATCTCATCCAAGGGTGTCCGCCAGACTCCGTGGTCTGAGGGGCAAAACGTTCGTCAGCTTGAGCCTATGGGCTTCATTAAGTTCGACATCCTTGGTTTGTCTACTCTTCGAATGATTGAGGATTGTGTTGAAAAGATTCTTCGTCGCCATCATGGTATTGAGAATCCAACATTCCAGCAGATTCGAAAGTTCTACATGGAGAATCTCCATCCTGATGTGATTGACCTTGATGACCAAGAGGTTTACAAGAACATCTTTCACGATAAGAAGTGGATTGGTATCTTCCAGTTCACTGAGAATGGAGCGCAAACATTCGCAAGCCAAGTAAAACCCACATCGATAATTGATATTTCTGCTATAACATCTATTTATAGACCCGGACCTCTTGGCGCCGGTGTGGACCGTCAGTATGTGGCGGCTCACAATGACCCTGAATCGGTATGGTATATGAACGACTTGGTTCGTGAAGTAACCGAAGAGACACATGGCTTCTTGATCTTTCAAGAACAGATTGCTCTTCTGGCTCACAAACTAGGCCGTAATCTCACCTTGGATGAGGGCAACCTTCTTCGGAAGGTATTAACAAAGAAAGGAACAGGTAAAGGACATGAAGTTAAAGATGCGATATATAAAAAGTTTATGCAAGGTTGCGAAGACAACGGACTCGCGGTTTCTCAAGGAAACGATCTTTGGCAAACCTTTGAGTATTTCTCAGGTTACGGCTTTAATAAGTCGCATGCGGTAAGTTATTCAATAATTTCTTATCAATGCGCATGGCTTTGTAACTATTACAATGTAGAGTGGGTTGCATCCTTTTTGGATAAAGAGCCTGAAACCCGTAAAGAGAAAGCCATAAATTTGGCTAAACAACACGGGTATAACATCCAGCCTCTGAATGTAAACCATTCTCATCGGGCTTGGGAGATACTTGACGAGCAGACTTTGATTGCTCCGCTCACGACCATTAAAGGTCTGGGCGACAAAGCAATTGATCAGATTCTTGCTCACCGGCCATTCAATACCATCGAGGACTTTCTGTTCAATGATAACATCGTTTACTCAAAGCTGAACAAGAAAGCACTGGATGCTCTGTGTCGTGCTGGTGCGATGAAAGACCTTCAGGATGATCGGTTCACTGGAGACAAACACTTCTGGACCGCGACCTGTGTTGACCGTCCAAGGAAGCTTAAGAACTTCGAAGAGAACATCGTTAAGTATCGTCCGGAGGGCAACTTCTCAACTGATGAGAGGATTGACTTCTTGGCCAATCTGACGGGTATCTTCCCAGTGAGTCTGGTTATTGATGACGGCATCCAGCGGAAGCTAGATCAGTATGGCGTACCACCAATCTCAGAGTATGATCCTGAATTACAAATGTGTTGGTGTATCGTGCGAGAAGTAACCAAGAAGAAAACCAAGAATGGAAAACTATTCTATGTTGTTGATGTGATTGATAACAACTCAGTTCAGACTAGACTTCGTTGCTGGTCTGTAAAGCCTGAGCGGGATATTCTGTATATTAATCGACCTTACATGATTAAACCACAGTACAATGAGACTTGGGGCTTTTCAACCCGAGGGGCCTTGAACAACTGCTGGGTCATGTTGGGATAATGGGAGAACAAATGAACAAAATAAAACTAGGTGACTCACGCGAATTATTGAAGTCAGTAGAAGACCAATCAATTAATAGTGTGTACATTGACCCACCATTCAATTCTAGTCGTAATTATCGATTGACTAACAGCGATCAAAGCATTGGCTTTAGCGACATCTATCATTCCGATCAGGAATACATTGATTTGATTGAGCCTATGGTAAAAGAATCTCATCGAGCCTTGGCTAAAGATGGTTCGCTCTTCTTTCACATCTCAGCCGATCAGATGTTATTACCGCATATGATTCTTGCAAAATACTTTAAGCGTATTCAGCCCATTTTTTGGTTGCGCTCTCGGTCTAAAAACAATACCAAAAGCAAGTTGGGTGCTTGCACAGATATAATTTATTGGTGCTCCAAAGTAGATAAGCCGAAGTTTAACATGGTATACCAGCCGTTAGATGCTTATTACGCTAAAAACTCTTATAAAAATAAAGATGATAGGGGCAACTATGCACTTGGTCATATAACATACACAAAAACCCAAGCACCAGACAAGAAAAAGGACAAGCAAAAACCTGTTGCAAACAGGCGTTACTTTTCGTTTGTTCACAATGGCGTGGTGTATAAACCTCAATATGGCTGGCGTCTTGATCGAGAACAATTACAAAAACTTGTTGATCTAGATAGAATATACTTTCCAAAGAAGAAAGGCGCCAAACCCTATAAGAAAATTTATGCGCACGAGTCAAGTGGCAAGGCATGCACTGATTTTTGGGATGACCTTCATTCAATTGCTCAAGGTTCTGAAGAAAGAGTGTACCCAACTCAGAAGCCGCAATCCCTTTTGGAACGCATCATTAAGATGTCCACTGACGAGGGGGACACCGTTCTTGATCCCGTAGCAGGTGGCGGAACGACTGGATTTGTATCAAAAAATCTAAAGAGAAATTATATATTGTTCGATATAAATCCGGATGCTATAAAAATTTGTAAGAAAAGACTTGACAGCTAGTAGTGATCAAGTTATATTATATGTATAATAATCATGGAGGATATTATGGGTTTTAAAACAAACGGTTCATCACACAAGAACGGCATTAAGAACGAAGTACGAGTAGCTAAGAAATTAGAAAAACTTGGACAAAAACTTTTCCCAAACTTAAGCGATGACTTTGAGGTTATCTTAAAGGGAGGCACGCAAAATAAAGCTGATGCGGTCATAAAAGACGCAAATGAAACTGAGATACCAATCTCAATCAAAAACAAGAAGAGCCTAAAGAAAGGTTCTTATGACCATATTAACAGCTCTAGGGCATTTACGGAGTGCCCTTCTCTACAAGGCGTTAAGCAGAGAATCAAACAAATAGATACTGATCGTTCGATAGATGCTGTTCGCGAGAATGTAACTACCGTCCTTAATGAAGCTATGAGAGGTCTTTCATCCGAGGAAATCAGTTCAATTTTGAATGACCATGTTAACGCAAAGAACAAAGGTATGGTTGTGGTTATATCAGACCGCGAAAACAAAACAGACTACAAATTTAACTTTGATGATATGCCGCTTAAGCATTCAATTGAACATCATACTCCAAAATTGCAATGGGGTAGAGGTAAAACCTCTGCGAAGGTTGTATTTGAAGATAGTAAAGGCAACACTGTAGATCACAATCTTAGAATCAGAGCAGTTCTTAACAACGGTGTCGGAGCTTTGATGGGAGACAGTGAGGCCAATACAACATCATCCCCTGTTATCAAAATACAACAAGATAGAGTCGATAAAGTCATTGATGGATTGAAAGCGATCAACAAAGTACAAACTTTTTAGGAGAACACATGAAGGTCAAAATTAAAAAACTACACGAAGATGCGGTAATCCCATCTTACTCAAAAGCCGGTGACGCCGGAATGGATCTTTATTCGGTTCGGCACGAACGCGATAACAACTCCAACTCTGTTCATTACACAGGTCTGGCCATCGAAATACCCGAAGGTCATGTTGGGTTATTGTATCCAAGATCATCGATTTCAAAAACTTCTTGCTCTTTACGAAATGCAGTCGGTGTTATTGACTCTGGGTACCGAGGAGAAATTATGCTGAAGTTCTCTTGTAGCACAAATCTTAATTGTTATAATGTCGGAGATCGTATTGCACAACTAATTATTATGCCCTATCCCGAAGTCGAGTTTGAGGAAGTTGAAGAACTTTCGGACACCGATCGTGGTGAAGGTGGCTTTGGTTCCACAGGAGCATAACAGGAGTTACACATGAATAGAGAACAAAGAAGAAAAAACAAAAAATCAAAAAACGAAAAAGGTGCATCTAAGAAGCAGCAACCTACAGAAGAACAAATAAGGGATATCCCCGAGAAAGTTGCTCTTTTTGAAAAAATACCAAACGAATGCAGCGCCTGTACAAAGACCTTTAACAAAGAGAACAGGATGCAAGTGGCCACATGGTCTGTTGTTGTGCGCAACGATATCAATCAAGTGAGGCTTTACTGTCCTGAATGCTGGGAAAAGGCTAGAGCAGTAGTACAAGCTTACGAAAAAGAGAATGGCTATGGCGGATCAGAAGAGTAAAGAAAAACGAGTAGTTTTTACGGACACAGATGTTCGCCATGCTCAACTTCGAATAAGGTTACAACATGATGGTATTAGCCAATCAGATTTCTTCCGTGCTATGATCACAGGGTATCTAGAAAATGATGGGCAAATTACTAATTATCTTGCTAATTATAAGGAGAAACATGGCATCCAAAACAAGAAAAAACGAGGCCGTGTTGTCGAGGATATAGAGGAAGGCGAACATCTTTTGGAAAAATTTGGTATCAAAGAGGACGAACTTGAAGGCATTTTTGATATGATAGCAGAAGAATATCCCGACCTTTAATGCCTTTTCTTGTTTTGAATGATAATTAATAACAACACTAGGAGATTTTATATCATGTCTAAAAAACTTTTAAGCGAAGCCCAAGTACGCAAATTTATGGGACTTGCCAACTTAAATGCAAATGTTTCTTCCAACTTCATCAACGAAATGTATAAAGAAGAGAAAGAAGAAGATGCAATGGAAGAGGGCATGCACGATAAAAAAGAAGAAGATATGCACGCTGAGGGTATGCATGATAACAAAGAAGAAGGTATGCACAAAGAAGAAATGCACGCCGAGGGAGCACATGAAGAAGCTGAACTTGAAGTGGACGCCGAAGGAGGTGACGAAGGTGAAGAAGCCGAAGAAGCAGCTGATGTAGATGTAATGCTATCCCAAGATGAAGTCGAATCCGCAATGTCCCAACTAGACGATGCTCATAAGACACTCAGTGACCTTTTGGGTAAGCTAATGGGAGCCGAAGGTGACCTTGATAAAGCAGAGGACGAGCCTGAAGAATTAGACCTTGATGTCGATGCTGAAATTGAACTTCAAGAAAAGCATGGCGCAATGAAAGGTGATGAGTCTGCAACCCACAAAGGCGAAAAAGATTACACAACTAAGAAAGACGACGAACTTAAGCACAGCGGCAAAGGCCGTGGTGAAAAGAAAGGCGACAAAGCATACATAAATGAAGAAGAAGTTGTTCAGGAAGTTGCTAAACGTGTTGCTAAGCGAATTAACGAAGCAGCCAAAAAAGTTAGCAAATAACACTTGACAAATAACTTCATCGTGTTATAATATAAAGACGGGCATTCCCCGTCTTTTTTTATTGGAGGACAAATGGAATTGATTTTATATATTCTGTTCTTTGTAGTTGGAATCCTTGTTCATGCAACATACACTTATGTTTTGGGGACTGGGACATTGATTCTCATGGTTAAGGGGAGTATTGAAGATGCTTTATTAGTCATAGGAACCGTGTATGAAAAAACCATCCAAGTGCAAGAGACAACATACAAGTATCTGTCGGACTGCGGAGTTGATGAAAAAGAGATTGAGATACAACGCAAGATGGACAAGATTGAAAACGATACCGTCTTTGATCTCATTATCGGTAATCTCATACACATTATCCCAGAGCGCCTAAAGCATTTGGCTCTCTTTCATAATTGGAAAACAGCAAAGAAACATATAACAAAGATAATTAAAGATAGAAATAACTTGACAATGTTACTAAAGTAAGTTATATTATATAAGTCATGGAGGTATTATGACATTTATTGGAAAAAGAAGAAACAAAATCAAAGAAGACACAGACGAAAAGTCTGAAGAAGAAGGGGAAGAGACCGCAAAACTTAAAATCAATTTAGGTCAACTGCTCGGCGGTGGCGATAAAGATCCTCGCATCATTGGCCTCTTTGGCTCTGTTGAAGAAGAGAAAGCAGGGGAACTTTGTTACCATTTAATCACGATGTCGGAACCTTTGACTCCTCTTGAGGGAGAAGAACCAGAAAAAGCAGAAGACATTACTTTTTATGTTTCAACATACGGCGGTTCAGCCGACGATATGTTCTCAATTTATGATGTAATGAACTTCGCTAAAACTCGTTGCGATGTCGTAACTTGTGGGCTTGGAAAGGTCATGTCTGCTGGTGTCCTTCTGTTAGCAGCAGGGACCAAAGGGAAGCGAAAGATTGGAAGAAATTGTCGTGTAATGATCCATGCTGTTTCCGCTGGGAACATTGGATCGGTTCATAATCTTGTGAATGAACTCGATGAGATTCAGAACCTCCAAGAGGCTTACATTGAGGCGATTGTTGAAAACTCCAATTTTACCAAGCGTGCTTTGAAAAAGCTTATGGATCGAAAGATAAATGTTTATTTATCTGCGGAAGAAGCAATTGAACATGGAATTGCTGATATTTTGATCTAATTATAGTAAAAAGGATTAAAAATGGATAAAATCTTTTATAACGAATCTTCCTCTGCAAAACTCGGGTGGACCCCTGAATGGTTTGGGTCCACCCATTTTGACGAGGATTTGCTTAAAAATGTAAAAGAATTTCAAAAGGAATATAAATTGACTGCTGATGGTTTAGTCGGGCCAACAACTTATCGCCGGATCTGGACTGTTCGCGAAGCCGATCTTATGGATCACGCCCCTCGTGAACTCAAGACAAGACAAGAGTCGTTTATACTTTGTAACAACAACTATGTTGATATCGAATGGCCCCATGTTGTTCTTCCAATAGAGTCGGGTGGCCTTCGACTAACTAGCGGTTACCGCACAGTGCGCGAGAAGAGAGAGGTCGGCAACTTTGTCTGTCATTGGGATGTTTGTTTGTCCTCGGAGAGTTGCTTCAGGGTACTCAAGAACCGAGGAATCTCAGTTCATTTCGGCATAGACAACGACGGCACTATCTATCAATTTATGGACTGCAATCACATTGCATGGCATGCTGGATCTTCTAAATGGAACAACAACTCTATTGGAGTTGAGATAGCAAATGCGTATTACCCAAAGCATCAAAGCTGGTATGTGAAGAATGGCTATGGTGAACGACCTCTTTGGGAAAGAAAGAAGGTTCATGGTAGTTATCTTGACCCTTTCTTGGGCTTCTATGATGTCCAATTACAAGCACTCCAAGCATTGATGAAAGCGATCCACACAGCCTACGACATTCCTCTGGAGTGTCCATTATCACCAAACAACAAAACATCCACCGGTATTTGTAAAGCAGCCGTCAATGGTAGGTTTAATGGGTTTATTTCTCATTACCATCTCACTAATCGAAAGATTGATTGTGCCGGTCTGGATCTTAAAAAACTTCTTGAGGAAATTAAGTAATGGATAAATTTAAATTATTAGATCAGATGATCACAGAAGCTTGTGCCCAACATCTTGGCCTCGTAGTTGAAAGGCAAATGCCCGTGACTCAAGATCAAGGTGAGAAATCCAAAACCTTAAAACTTCCAAAGTTTGCTCTGTCTGAAAAGTGGGGTGACCCATCATCTGACGATAGACAGATCATCGAAAGATTCTTCAGCAATATACAGGGTGACACACTTCAAGAAAAGATAAGCTCTGTCCAAAACTTTATCAAAGATTGCGATGAAAGTTGTATAAACGAGTCAAAGGTTGAAACCATTATCGGTAATCTTGTCTTTCTTGATTCGCTCGCCGGTGTGATTGAAGACTTTAATGCCCAGACTGGCGGCTTTATGTTTGAAGCTTTATTGGCTGTTCTCATAAAAGGGACACAAGTGACTGAACTCGCGGGTGGTAATCTACCTATTGAGGACCTCTTAAATTCTGATGGCGATACTCCTTTGTCTTTGAAGTTTTTCTTTAAAGGCCCAAAATATGTGAAAGGCTCTGTTGATAATCTTAGAAATGGCATAGAGAGATTCCAGAAGCCGATCACCTATATTGTTGCCCTTAAAGAAAGAGAAGGAAAAGACGTATTGGGTGTTGATTTTTATCAATTTACGATTGGAGATAAGTCGCAAGGCATCGAAGGCGACTTTGATATCGTTCAATTTGCAGATGGTAAGATTTACACTCCCAGATTACCAGAGGATATGTTGCTGGCTCGTTTGGATTTTGGATCGAGAGAACAACTGAAAAGTATCGCAAACAAATATGTTGCTCGCCTTGGGCAAAGAATCACAGACATCTTTGATGCCTTTGCTGACCTAACTAATAATCTGAATATTTATCTCACAGACTTTGAAAACAAAACAGTCGGTGCCCGAGCAGCGGCTGATGCCGACAAATTAGCAAAATCTGTAGAAAAAAACATTGACTAGGAGAAAATGGTGATTATATTAAAGGGATTATCTAAAAAAGCATGCCCCGCTTGTGGTTGTGATCCGTGTGATTGCGGCTGGGGAACAATAAAAATAACTTGCAAGAGATGCGGAAGCGACGACTGCTGGTGTTGTTGGGGAGATCAATAATGATTTTTTTACTTTTATCAGTGGCTCTCGCAGATGAGCCATCACCAACCGTTGTTTATCAACAGAGAACAGAGATCGACTTTGAGTCTGTTGATATTAATGGAGAATTGGTAAAACCCGAGGGTATTCTAACTCAGGAACGAGTTACGGCAACCTTCAACCCCATGATCCGATTACGATTGGACTGGGACGACGAAATAACAAGTAGTGTAAACGAAATAGAATAATGGAGGAATAGTGAAGCATTATAATGACGGTCAAGAACTAACAAATAAAGTACTAAATGGAGTTAATAAACTCGCAGACAATGTAGGATCAACATTGGGACCCAGAGGGAGAACCGTGGGTATTATGTATCAGGGAGAAGACATCCCGATGGTAACCAAGGACGGCGTAACTGTCGCAGAGCATATCACCTTTGAAGATCCTTTTGAAAACATGGGAGCACAAATCGTTAAACAAGCCGCAAAGCAATCGGCAACAAACGCTGGCGATGGTACAACGACTGCTACAATCTTAACCCGTGGAATCTTGAACCGAGCACAGAAATATATCGTTGCCGGTGCTTCACCTACTGAAATCAAGAGAGGGATGGACAAAGCCACAGAAATGATTGTTGAAAACCTTAAGGAAATTGCACGACCCGTTCAATCACAACAGGACATTCAACACATTGCAACCATCTCAGCCAACAACGACACTGGAATCGGAACCCTCATTGCAACCGCTGTGGATTCAGCGGGTAAAGATGGCTCTGTTCTTGTTGAGGAAGCGAGATCAATCAATACATCATTGGATCTTATAGAAGGTTTTAGAATGGACCAAGGTTATTTATCTGCTAAGTTTATTACGAACGAGAGACAGAACACAGCAGAATATCATGACCCCTTAATCCTAGTTACTGATGAACAGATTGATACGGTAGAACAAATCTACCCAGCACTTGAGCTTGCCGCAAAAGATCAAAGACCTTTGTTGGTTGTAGCGAATGAGGTTGAAGGACAAGCACTTGCGGCCCTGATTGCTAACGCAGTCCGTGGAACTATGAAGGTATGTGCCGTCAAATCACCCCGTTATGGTGAAGAAAGACGCTCTATTCTAAGAGATTTGGCTGCCTCGGTGGGTGCGACGTTCCTTACTAGGGAAGACGGCTTGCTATTAAAAAATGTCCAATTAAAGCATTTTGGTAGATCTAAAAGCGCCACGGTTGGAAAGTATTCAACAACAGTGGTAGGAGGATTAGGTGATGAGGAAACTATTGAAACAAGAATTGAATCAATTAAAAACGAAATTAAAGAAACGGAAGATTTACAAGCGTGTGAAAGGCTACAGGAACGCATTACTAGACTTGCTAGTGGTATTGCTGTTATTAAAGTGGGCGCGGCGACAGAAGTGGAAATGATTGAAAAGAAGCATCGTATTGATGATGCTCTAGAAGCCGTCCGTTCAGCACTGGAAGAGGGCATACTCCCCGGTGGTGGTGTTGGTCTTATACGCGCATCTATTGGTTTGCATGTCTCTACTGATAATGAAGAGCAAGCACTGGGTGCTCGTATTATCCTTGACGCAGTACAGGAACCACTGCGACAACTTTGTGCAAATTCAGGTGAATCAGCGGATTTAATTGTTAACGGAGTAATTAACAAGACACAAAATCAAGGGTACAACTTCCTCACAAGGGAGTACGCTGATATGCTTGACGCTGGGATTACTGATCCCTGCAAAGTAACTCGGTGTGCCCTACAAAATGCCGTGTCCGCCGCGTCAACATTGTTAACAATGAACTATGCGATTGTAGGAACGAAGGACTAATTAAAGCATGAGCACACAAGCAGAACTAGTAACACTTATTCAAGAACTTAAAAGCACTCTCGAACGAATGTCCGAGAAGCAAGATGAGATGAACGCCGATATAAGACAAATAAAAGAAGCAGTTTATAATCCCGACTCTGGTTTATACGCTAGGCTTCGTGCTCTCGAACAATGGAAAGAGACCTATTCTAAAGTAACATGGGCAGTTATAAGTTCTGTAATCGTTCTGGTGACTGCTACTATTTATCAAATGTTAATAACAATTTGACAGAATAATTAAAGTGTGTTATATTATAATATAAACTCTGGAGGTAAATGTGAGAGTTAAAATATCGTATTCCGTGGAACTCGACGAAGTTCCGGAACATATCGCAGAATTGATTGAAGAAGAAGCAGCGCAGCTATCTTTTTGTGATCATTTGTGTAATGAGATAGGCGAAATACTTCGGCAACCTGAGCCTCATGTAGTAATCGCAGCAGAAAAAATAGATAAGGTTCGTCGTAACCTTGCGACGTTAGACACCAGACTAAGCGAATCTATCGCTATCCTCAGCGGATATCATCAAGCCAAGGAAACACCACAGGGTCCGCCTAATGCGGTTCCCGCACAACAGGTTCCAGCGCCTACTCCACCACAGGAAGAATAAAATGAATTGCTATAAAGAAGGGGATCTGATAAGGATTCCACAAAGCACATGGCTCTTTAACGAAGAATCATTGCATAATAGCCTACTTTATCCCAAATTGGTTACAAAGCAACCTCACATCGGTTGTGTTCTTACGACTCAAAAAGCTGGCCAATTGTTGAAAGTATTTATAAAAAACGAGTATTTTTTAGTAAAGTCTAGGGATGTATCTTTTGCAAAGGAGATGGCTGATGTTGGTTGAACTAACAAAGGTGGAGATGGTCGAAGGCTCTCCGACGATCAGCAGAGTATATGTGAACCCACAACATGTTGTATCAGTTACTGAAGATAACTTGGCGTACCATAAGCTTAAAGAGGGCTTGCTTAAGGCCGGTGTCCATGAGCAGTTCTCGGTCTCAAAAATGATTGTATATGATGGAAGTCAACAATCTAGAGTCCTAATGATTATGGGTGACCCTAAAAAAATTCAAGAAAAGCTTAGCACCCAAAAGCAAATCTTAAGAGGTTAAAGTGTACTATTATCAAATTATTGGGTTTGCCTCTTGTGGCTTCTGTCAGCGGGCTAACTCTCTATTATTACAAGAAAAATTACCATTCGTTGCGTCGTGGATTGAAAATTCTCCTGACCTTTTAGAGGCACACAAAACTAATTACGGTATGGAAACTGTTCCAATTGTCTTAAAAGTACACACGGAGGGCCATGGTTTTGATATCATCGGGGGATACACAGACCTCAAAGAATATATTGACAAAGGACTACATCTCAAAAGCGATCCAGAAGCTTAAAGATTTCGCTTATGATGAGCTCTATGTTCTAGTTGATTTTGTCTATGAAAGTGAAGAGTGTTCTTTTGGGGCAGATATTAATGACCCAGTTAGTCCCGAGCTTATTGGAGATATCGAAATTGGAAATGATCTCGCTCTTGAGGAGCAGTATTATGCTTTGATACATGAGCTGGGGCACGCTTTTCTTTATGCTAACAAGGTTGAACCCAAAGATGTTGTGTTATTAGAAACTTTAGCATGGTGCGAAGGTCTCAAAATTACAACCAATCTTGGCCTCCAAGTAAATGAAAGAAAATTTAGAGAGCAGATGATGCATGCATTATTATTATATGATGCGGAGGCTAAAAAAAAAGTATATGGATTTTTTGTTGATGATAGGCAAAACTGAGTAATAAACGAGGGCCACGGGAACGTGGCCTTTTTTTATAACTAGTTATTGTATTGGGGAGACTATCATGCGGTACATAAAAGTTATAATTTTGGGACTCGTTGCTTTGTCAATGATGGGTATAGGGCCGTTTATCGGCAAAAATGACAAAGACGATAAGATTAGAGCTTCATACATGATCATGTGCCTCAAAGAGGGAAGAGTAATAGGAGCAGGGTCTGGAACCCACTTCGGACTTAAAGGTCAAAAATTTATTTTAACTGCGGCACATGTAATTGATGCGTGTGATGATGTTGCATTAATAGAATATACCGGAGAAGAAATTTCGCTTGATCCTGTTGTTGTTGATGAGACACTTGATTGGGCAATTTTAAAGCCAGAAAAAGATCTACCGCTTAAGCCAGCAAAATTTTATCGTATTGATAAGCCCGAGATGGGAATGGAACTAGACATGGTTTCATGGCCGTCTGATTACGGCATGGTGTATACCAAAGGAAGCCTTGCGGGAACTCAATACCTCAGTTATTATTTTCAGACTTTCTGCTGGCTCGGATCGTCTGGCGCTTCCATCTTTGACCAGAATGGAGCTTTTCTTGGTGTGCTTCACGGAATAAAAGTCGGCTATTATGATCCTCGCATGCCTCCGCAACTACTTAATGGAATATGTTTGGTGCGCCCACTTGCTAGCATATCAGACAAAGAAATTCATAAGGCGTTGAAAAACTATGACGGAGGTGAAGCAAGGTACATTAATTATCGATAATGGTAAAGTCGGCATCGTGATTAATGTTTATAAAATAGGCTCCACATCCACTGGAGATGAGCACTCCCTAATTCATTGGGAGGAGTCATATCATATATTTTATTCAGATGGGACATTCTCCTATTTGACAAGATCTGGATTTGAAATACTCTTGTCCGTGGGAGATATTAAATTATTATGACTACTCCCCACCCGTATCAATGAGGCTATTGTGTATGACTATGCCTTGGACCGATGAAGAAGTGCGAGTTATGGATATGTATCTATGGCTAGATTATTCTATTGAATGTATATGGCTACATTATATGAACGCATACCAAGGGAAATACGACATAGAGTACGAAGATGAAATCGTAGTCCTCAGAATGATGGAACTTGTTTACGATTTAGAGACAAAAATAATAGATCTAATAGACGATTATCAAATAACTTTTTCGATGATTGATGCCTATAAGGAGATGAACGATGTTTCAAGTTGGCCAACTCGTTTTCGTTAAATCCGTATCAGATCGAGTGTATCTTGGAATGATAACTGACGCTGTTTTGTATCTCAATAACTTTGAAGAAGCATTTTATTCTGTTTATTTGATTGAGTCAGGAGATCATGTAACTGTCCCGTCGCAATTTATTAAACCAGCACATACCGATGCTGATACCGAACTACGCGAGACTCTTTTCGGATCAGGCTCCTCTAATTGGAATCCTGTTTAACATAACACACTAGTATTTTTTTGTCCACAAAATAAAAATAATTTATTTGCTTGACAGCTTAAGAATAACGAGATACATTGTATATAATCCCTATTTAATATAAAGGAGAGTGATTATGTTACCCCCAATAAGCATAGGTATATTTGGCGAGTATGAGGAAAAAAGACTAAAGATGATAGAAAAGATGGAAAAAGAAGCAGCATTATTAAGCGTCTT